TGCCACGCTAGCACTACTCGTGATTTTAATACGATCACGAGGCGGGTCGATACCGAGGGCTTGTCATTTTTGACAATAACCCTTCCGACATTCGCAAAGGACTTCGAGAGAAGTCTTGAGCTTGGTCGGGTTGACTCTAGTCTCTTCATTTCTTTTAAGAAGAGGCTGCGTCTCCCTGCGTTTTTGCAGGGTTTCACTAGTCAGGTATTTGACCCTTTAACTGGGTTTTTACACTGTACACCATCGGTGGATGCTATCCAGTCTGTAAGACAGGTTTGCTACCTGTTTTCCAAGCTGAATCTTCCTTGCTCACCTGAGCGAGACAAGAAGGCATTCTCCAACTATGTTCAGTGTGAATTAACCTTGCAGGATAATCCCCTTGACCCTTCCGGATCGCTCGCTGAGCGGTACCGACGGATAGGGGATATTCTGTTTCGGGACGTTTTTCGCTCCTGGGATATTGTTATCTCAGATGGAAAAGTTGTCCCAAAACATGGACCTGGTTCAACCGCTGATAGATCTCTCGGTAACGAGAAATATATTAGAAAGGTTTGGACCGACAGACTTGAGGGGCTCTTTCCCGCGAGGGAATTCCTCTACTCGTCTGATCGTCATTACTTCAATGCCATTGAAGATGACGATGGGCCTGCTTGGTTAGACCCTGGAGCGGAACCACCCGTAAGGGTTATTTCCGTTCCTAAAACGCAGAAAACTCCAAGGATCATTGCCATGGAACCCACGCACATGCAATATGTGCAGCAGGGTCTCATGGAAATGATGATTGAAACACTTGAGAATGATAACATTTTCAAGCATTTTATCGGTTTTGGAGACCAATCAGTTAACCGTGACATGGCATGTCTCGGTTCTGCTGATAAATCTCTTGCCACGCTCGATTTGAGTGAGGCTTCCGATAGAGTTTCCCTTCAGCTAGTAGGACTACTAACAAGTCGTCACGGACCTCTTAACGAGGCGGTGATGGCATGTCGTAGTACTACGGCTGAAGTGCCTGGTCATGGGGCAATCCCCTTGTCCAAGTATGCGTCTATGGGATCAGCC